ATTGGATCTACTTCATTGTTTACAGATCCTACATTCTCATCTGTAGGTGCTTTGAAATTATCAACTGCAAATGGTACACCACAGATCGGTGAGACTATAAGTCAAGTTGTATCTGCTGGAACAGCGAAAGGATTTGTTGCAGCATATGATGTAGATACTAAAGTAATTAAGTTTGTTCAGGATAGATCAAGTTTCTTGAATCAAACTTCATTTGATACTACAGATTATGTTGGAGTATCAACCTTTGCTAAAGTTCATGCTTTTGAATCAAACACTAACCAAATTAACTGTGGTACAAGTGGATTCAATGGTTCTATAGACACTGGATTTACAGGTGTTAGCACTAATCCAACTGGAACCAAATTAATATCATTAGATACACAATTCACACAAGGGGTTTCTAATCCTGAGATAAATAAAAAGTCAGGTGATATAGTATATCTTGATAATCGTCCACTGATTACAAGAAATGCTAGACAAAAAGAGGATGTTAAAATTATTCTAGAATTCTAAAAAATGCCACAGAAAACGAATTTAAATATAAACCCATTTTTTGACGATTTCGATAAGAATGATAATTTTTATCGTGTCTTATTTAAACCTGGTTTTCCTGTACAGGCAAGGGAATTAACACAGTTACAATCAATATTACAAAACCAGATAGAGTCGTTTGGTAGTCATATCTTCAAAGAGGGATCAATGGTGATTCCTGGTAATATTAACTATAATGCAGAATATGATTCAGTAAAAATAAATCCAGATCATTTAGGAATTGATGTAACTGTATATACAAAACAGTTGCACGGTAAGAGATTGAGAGGTCAAACAACTGGTATTGTTGCTGTCGTCAGCGACTGTCGTTTTCCTACTGATGGTCCTGAATATACTGATGTTACTTTGTATGTAAAATATGTTCAGTCAGGAACAGATAATACGATAGCAACTTTTGAAGATGGTGAAGTTTTAATTGTGGAGGATACATTCACATATGGAAATACAACTATCTCTGCAGGAGAGACAATAGCATCTTTAATATCTGAGGATGCAACAGCGATTGGATCACTTGCATCAGTAGGACAAGGTGTTTATTTTGTTAGAGGAACTTTTGTTGATGTAGCGAAGAGTGATATAATTCTAGATCCATATTCAAATACGCCATCATATAGAGTTGGTCTTACAATTCTTGAAGAAATTGTATCTGCTAAAGATGATAAATCACTTTATGATAATGCTAAAGGTTTCTCTAACTTTGCAGCACCAGGTGCAGATAGATTAAAAATTACCGCTACATTATCTAAAAAGGCATTAAATGATTATGATGATAAGTCTTTTGTTGAATTATTAAGGGTTGATAATGGAGAAATAAAGAAATTACAAAATAAATCAGATTATAATCTGATCAGAGATTATTTTGCAAAGAGAACCTTTGATGAGTCTGGTAATTATTCTGTAGATGAATTTGATGTAGAAGTTAAGGAATCACTAAATGATCGTGAATCTAATGAGGGTGTATATTTTGAAGGTCAGCAAACTGAACAGGGTAATACACCATCTGAAGATTTGATGGCGGTTAAAGTGTCCGCTGGTACAGCATATGTAAAAGGTTATGATATTGAAACTCAGGGAACCACTGTTATTGATGTAGAAAAACCTAGAGATGTTGAAAAAATAAATGCATCTCAAGTTCCTTTTGAATTTGGAACTAAATTAAAATTAAACAATGTTCACGGAACTCCTCAAATCGCTGTATCATCTACACTAACAGTTGATCTTTACGATGAAAGAAGGGTAGGAAATACAAATTCTAACGGAACAAAAGTTGGAACAGCGAGAGTTTACACTCATAACTTATCAGACGCACCATATTCAAACGCTGCTACTGAGCATGACTTATATGTATTTGATGTACAAACCTTTACTGATTTAGTTGTAAATGTGGCTTTAAGTCCACTACAATGTCCAGCAACTTCATTCATTAAGGGTGTAAGTAGTGGAGCAACAGGATTCGTTGAATCAAATGTTAGCAATTCTACTGCAGTAAAACTAACACAAACATCAGGAACATTTATTGTTGGTGAGCAAATTATAATTAATGGTGATGAATCACTAGTAAGGTCTATACAATCTGTTGATGTGCATGATATTCGTGATGTAAAATCTGTTCATCAAGCAACAAGTGGTTTATCAGGATATAATGTTAATTTTGGTGGAGATATTGTTTTACAAAAAACACAACTAAAAGGTTTAGGAATATCTGATCAAGTTCAAATTGCTACTAATGGTGTAGTAACAAGTCCAAAAGCAAAAATTATTTCAAGTTTAAAGGTAGGAGATATAATTAAATATCCAGTTGCTGGTCAAGCAGTTGAAAGTTTCAACAGAGTTGAGAGTGTTGGCGTAACAACAGCAAAGGTTGAAGCAATCCAAGATGTATCTGGCGTGTGTGAAGGTGGATTACCAGGTGCTGCAGTTCTAACTAATATCACAGTTGGATCACCAATTGTGAGTGATAATGGTGGTTTGTTTGCTAAGATAGATGATGATAATATTTCAACTGTAAATCTTGCCTCATCGAATTTACTCGTTACTAGACAAGTAACTGGGCAATCCACAAACTCTGTTACTGGTGAGTTAAATATAGCAATAAGCAATGCAAATGTGGGTCTAACTAGTGCTTTATTTGAAACATTTGATGCTGAAAGATATTATGTTGCGTATGGTGATGGAACAATAGAAGATTTAACATCAGATCAAGTAACACTAGTTAATGGTGGTGATTCTGTTAAATTTACAGGTTTGACTCCCAATCAATCAAATGTAGTAGTAAATGTTACTGCTAAAAAGGTAGGTATACAAAATAAAAAGAAAGAATACATTAGAAGTGAAAAAATAACTGTAAATGGTACTGTATCTGCAGCATCCACAGAAGTTAGTGGATTAACCACAAGCACATATTTTGGAACAAGAGTTGAGGATAGTTCTATATCATTGAATCTTCCTGATATTGTGGAGATCGTAGGTGTATATGAGTCACTTAATACATCAGCACCAACATTAGATTCAATCACATTTCCAACAGGTCTAAATCTTGATACTACATCAATACTGGGTGAAAAAGTCATAGGTTCTACCAGTGGTGCTGTTGCTCAAGTAGTAACCAGATCATCTGCTACTAAAGTAGAAATAGCATACTTAAATTCATCAAAATTCAATGTTGGTGAAATAGTAGTATTTGAAGAATCAAACATAACATCAGTTGTTCAAGTAGTAGGAAATGGAAACTTCCAAGACATCACGCAGGAATATAGATTAGATAAGGGTCAGAGAGAACAATTCTATGACTATGGAAGAATTGTAAGAAAGAACAATTACATACCATCAAGACAATTATTAGTAATATTCAACTGGTTTGATATTCCAAGTAATGATACTGGAGATGTATTTACTGTTGACTCATATCCTCAAGATGCATTTAAGAATGATATACCAATTTTACCATCTGGAGTGAGAGCATCAGACACTTTAGATTTTAGACCTAGAGTTCCTAGATTCACTGCAACAAATGCTTCACCATTCGCTTTCTCAAGTAGAAACTTTACAGCAAGCACCAATCCACCCCTAATCGTTACTCCACAAGAGAGTTCATTAGTAGGATATGAATATTACTTACCAAGAATTGATAAAGTCGTTATTGGTAAAAATGGTGTTACAAGTGTTATTAAAGGTGTATCATCGGATGATCCTAAAGTACCAATAAATGTAGAAGATGCGATGGACATCGCAATCATTGAACTTCCTGCATATCTTTACAATACAGATGATGCTGTTGTAAAGGTTTTAGATAATAGAAGATATACAATGAGAGATATTGGTAAACTTGAAGATAGAATTGAAAATCTTGAAGTAGTTACCTCACTTTCATTACTAGAACTTGATACTAAAACATTCCAAGTAAGAGATGTAGATAATCTTGATAGATTTAAATCAGGATTTTTTGTAGATGATTTTAGAGATACAGGAAGACAAGATTCATCAACCACAGGAAGTACTCTTACTGATGTGGGGGAATTTGCATCTCCAATAGATTTCTATTCAATATCACCACAACCAGCACTTGAACCATCAATTAACACTGATACAGCAGATTTCAAGGCAAATCTTGAATTATTAGATTCAAATGTTCAAAAAACAGGTGATCATGTAACTCTAAAATATACAGAAAAAGATTGGATAGAGCAACCATTAGCATCAAGAGTTGAAAATGTAAACCCATTCAATATGGTTGATTTTACTGGAACTATAATATTAGATCCATCATCAGATTCTTGGGTAAGAAATGTATATGTAGATGGTGGAACAAGAAGAATCACTGGTGGATTTGATGGAACATTTATTGAATCAATTAAAACTTCAAGTGCTCCCGATACACACATAAGATCAAGAAACGTAGCATTTGAAGCAAATGGATTGAGACCATTAGGTAGACAATATGCCTTCTTCGATAATACAAGCGGTATTGATATTATTCCTAAATTGATTCAGATTTCAATGACCTCTGGTTCATTTATCATTGGTGAAACAGTTAAGGGATATATTGGATCATCACATTTATTCAGTGCAAGGGCATACGCACCAAATCATAAGACTGGTCCTGGTGGAAGTCCAACAACAACTTTCAGTTTAAACCCATATGATAGAAGTGTTGAGTTACCATCAGTTTATTCATCATCTTCAACAATTTTAAACGTTGATATCAACTCATTAGTTGATGAGGTAATCGGTAAGTATTTTGGATTTGTGACTGCTGGTATGACTTTACTAGGAGAGACAAGCGGTGCACAGGCAACAGTATCAAGTGTTCAATTAATACCTGATACATTTGGTGATCTTTTAGGATCATTCTTCTTTAGAGATCCATTTAGTAATCCACTTCCACCACTTAGATTCACAACAGGAACTAAATCATTCAAGTTATCTTCAAGTGAGACTAATGCTAAGAGATTGAAAGGAAGTCTAATAATAAGTTCTGCAGAGACAACATATGAAGCAAATGGTATAGTTGATACTATTACCCAAACAGAAGTTATAGTTAGAAGACCACCACCACCTGAAGATTGTGATCCATTAGCACAATCATTCACTGTGGATGAAACGGGTGCTTTCCTTACAGCAGTTGATCTATTCTTTGCTAATGTTGACCCCACCCAAAAAGTAAGAGTTCAAATTAGAACTGTTGAATTGGGTACACCGACTTTAAAATTAGCAGCAGATCATGCACAGGTTGATTTAGAACCAACACAAATTACAACATCAACAGATGGAACAGTAGCAACTAAAGTTACATTCTCATCACCAATATATCTTGAGTCTAGCACTGAGTATGCAGTTGTAGTTCTTGCTCCAACTTCAAATCTATACGAACTATGGGTAGCGAGAATGGGTGAAAGAACAATTAATACAACTACACTACCAGATGCTGAGAGTGTTCTTGTTAATAAACAGTATATTGGTGGTAGTTTGTTCAAATCTCAGAACGGAACTATTTGGACTGCAAGTCAGTTTGAAGATATGAAGTTCAAACTTTATAAGTGTAACTTCAGCACTACACCAGGCACCGCATTCTTCTATAATCCAAAACAGGTAATAGATAGTAATTCTTCTATTCTTCCAGTTGATCCAATCAAAACTTTACCACGCAAATTAAAGGTTGTTATC